ATAAATGTCTAATATCGTAGTAAGCGGAACAGGATCCGCATCGTTAAGTGCCCTTATTCAGCAGTATTATATGCCAGTTTTGTATGATAACATCTTTAAGAAGTCTCATCCATTACTTGCAATACTGAAGGGTAAAGCAAAGACCTTTAATGGTCGTGAAATCGTAGTGCCAGTTGAGTACGCTGATGGCGGTTCAAGTGTGTTCGGAGATAAACACGCTCTTGGTAGTGCATACACACCAGCAATTGCTGAAATTGCAAAGACTGCATCGTTTAATCCAACAATGCTAACTGGTCACTTTTTATTAACCAAAGAAGAAACTCTTCTTATGAACAGCCCACAAGCGATTAAAAATATTGTTGGTGCTAAAGTTGCAAACTTACAGAAGTCACTTGAAAAAACAGTAGCTGAAAATATGTTTGCTACTGCTTTAGCTACTGATGCGTTTAATCCAATAGCTGTTTTAGCAGATGATTCTTCTACTGTTGGCGGTATTGCACCTGGTTCTAATGCCTGGTGGAAAACTCCAGTATTAGACGCTTCTAATTTTGTAGATTCTACTGGTACTAATGGTTCTCCAGCACATACCTTTTTAGACGAAGATGATATGCAAGATGCTGGTAGAGATACGTATATCTTGCGTGTACTTGCTCGTGGTATTGCTAACTCTAAAGCTCAAACTGGTGAAAGCCCAGACATTATTGTATGCCCTCAGTACATATACGATCTTATTGAGTCTGAACTTGCTGATCAAAAACGTGGCAGTTTTGAGTCAGATCGTATGGCTAAAATGGGCTTTGTTGGACTAAGCTATCGTGGAATTGATATTGTTGCAGACCAGGATATGGTAACAGCTCAACAAGCAGTAGCTTCACCAGCTAATAGTGCAACCAATAATGATGGTAGAATTTATTTTTTAAATTCTAACTACCTCTATATGTTCTTTAATTCTGGTGCAAAATTCACTGCATCTGATATGATTGAAGATACAAAGAGTAACACATTTGTGCAGAAGGTTCATACTTATGGTAACCTTGCTATTACAAATCGTAAAGCTCATTGCGTAGTGAAGAATCTATATTCACCATTGGATTACGCTTAATAGTAAACTAACACATCAGCCCTCATCATTCGGTGGGGGCTGGTAACCCTGGAGAAACCATGACAACAGCAACCATGCTAACAGTATTAGGAGATCGCCTGGAAGATACCTCTGGGGATCTTTATAATGATACGTTAAAACTTCGTTACTTAAATATTGCCCAGGATAAGCTCATACAGCTTCTTAATCCGCATTTATTAAGCGATTTACAGACACTTAAGGTAAACATATCCCTATCAACAGATACGGAAGTAGACACGCATTTTAAAAGGTATTTTATACCCAATAGTGCTACGCTTGACTCTACCCCCTTTGGTGGTGCATTAGGCGTTATTGGCATTAGAGTAGTTAATAATCAATTTGTACGGAAGATATCGTTTGATATGGCCAAAGATTTTACTACAGGATATGTAGGCTTCAGTTCTACAGAACCAGTGTATTTTATCTTTAAAAACAGAATTTATATTTATAACACAACTGCAAACGTGGATTGTTACTTTATTAAAGAGCCAACTGCACTATCAGATGCTACAGATAATATAAGCGATTTAAACGCTATCTTTCACGATGCATTAGTAGAACTGGCTGAAGCAGAGCTTTGGAGACTGTCAAATAACCAAGCACGGAAACAGGATGCAGAACAACGAGCATACGGTATACTTGGTAAATATAACCAGAATCCAGCTACCCAGGTAGTTGGTGAGGGTTTACCATTTGATTATAGCTCTTCAAATAGTTTAGTTGATCCTATTTATCCGAATACATCGCTTTAATGGCAGAATTTATTGACATATCAGATTTCGGTGGGGTAATCACTAATGTAGATATAGAAGATCTACCAGAACATATTGCTCAAAACATGGAGAATCTCCGTATTCGTGATGGGAAGCTGGAGAAAACTTTTGGAGCTGGTCAACCCGCTAATGTGCCTACGTTTTTATTAGGTGAGGTTAATTCAGAATTATCACGCTCTTTTGTAGTCTATAACGTATTTACGTTTATATCAGATAAGCTGGGAGCAACAAAACATAGATATATCTTAGTTTTAATCGATAGTAGTACAAAGCAAGTTAAATTATTCTGGTATGATCCAGATGTACCCGCAGTCACAGATCATTTACAGATTGAAGATGAAATAGCAATATTTACAACAAATGGTGATAGTGGTTTAGTTGAAGATGATTATATCTTAATTACAGATGTAAAAGATAATGCCACTGAACCTTCTGCTGGGGCAATTGCAAACACAGATAATTATGATAAAATAGATTATAAAACTGGTAATCAGCATTTTATTAATACAGATAGTGCTACAGCCTGGGGCGGTAGTTTTTTTGCTACGGCTCAAGACAGTGGTTGTCGTAATGTATCTTATGGGGGCAAACACGCAACGCATCTAACTGTTGATGCAAATGCCTCTTTTTTAGACAATGGTAACGCAACGGCAAGTTTTAAGAATATTGCATTACTTTCTTTAAATGGTAAAGTATTATGTATGCATAGTTATGAGTCTGGAAGTAAGGGAAGAATAAGAACATCTATTGGTGGTACTACTGCACAATTAAATACTACGTTATATAATCAGCTTAAAAATTATTCTACGTTTAAAGTAAACGCAATGACAAATCATAGTAATGCTATATGGGTGTATTATAGTGCTTACAATGGCAGTGGTAGTAGGTATAATGCCGTAGTTAAATACACTGTACAAAGTAATGGTACAATTGTAGAAACTGGGTTTGATGGTCACGATCCCGCAGATTCTGATTGGGGTGATCCAAATGATACATATAATAGTGCTTATTTTTATACGGCTAACACTGGTGATTTATATTTAATGATTCCAGATAATAGTCCATATTTATATAAAATGGGTTCAAGTACAGTAGATGGAATTAATGGAATCCCATCTCAAACTTCTGGGTATACTTGGCGAGGTCTTACTTCTATTGTTAATACAGTAAGTGGAAGCAAAGAATATTTAGTTTTAGGAGAATCAAGTAGCTCTAATCATAAATTTCATTACATAGATTTAAATAATGGTTCAGCCAGTTGGGCAAATACTGGTGCAATTGCTGAAGAGCTATTACTTATGACCAAAATGGATTTTGGTGAAAACAGTAATAAAAATGAATCTATTGTTAAATACTATCAGCGTGGTGGCGATAAATTTTTACATTATAGTACCCATAACGATGCTACAGTAATTTTAAGTTGGGCATCTGTTCATAGTACCTTTACAACCTCCACTGTAATTACGGCAATAAAAAACGCTTATAGACATCCCAGTGGTACAAAGTATTTAATGGTCTGTACAAATGATAGTGGTGTATACAATGATTCGAGCAATCCAATGGTGCATGGTGTTGTTTATCGAGTAGATACAAGTAAAACAGTATTAGGATTAAATAATAATACACCAAATACTTATAAAGGATGGAACCCAACTTGTATAGATGATGTGGTAACTGGTACTGGTAGTGGGAATCAGTTCTTTGAACACGCAAAAGGATACATTCAAGCATATGGTATTGAATATACAGACACATCAGACAACCCTAAATCTGCCTTAAATAGAATTACAGATATTGGTTGGGCATCAAATACATGGGCGGGTACAGGATCTCTGAATTACGGTTGGACTGATCTTAATTCTAAATACAATTTTCCAGAAATATCTGCAACCAATGCAAGTTCAACGCCTGTAATCTATCATCAAACCGATAAAAACCCAATCGTACCCAGTGGTGATACAGTTCGTTTTATTCCTGGAGCAATTGGCAAAGTGTCAAACACTGAGTCTAAAGGGCTATGGCTTGGCTATATAGATAGAAGTATGTTTAATAGTTCGGTGACAATTTCGCCAAACTGGTACGGATATGTAAACACCTTAAATAATCCTTTTAAAGTATCGTTAAAACGCAAATATAAAGCGGATACACTTTTACGAAGTGGAGATACCGTAAAATATAACTGCACGGCTGTGTACGATGGCGTACAAGAAAGTTTATTTGATAAGAGCGATGAATTGGTCTTAGATGAAAACGATATCCAAAAACATATATTAGAGCTTGAAGTAGAAATTGCAGATATAAATAATTTAAATAAACGCATTACAGGCATCAATTTCTATAGAGCAATTGGGAATGCGGGTGTCTACAGTAACTTTCAATTAATAGGGCATATGACCTTTGTAGATAGTAGTAACGATCTTAGTAGCGTTACGACTATTAAAGATATACAATTGCAATATTCTGGCGATAGTGTTATCTATATAAAAGCATCATCGCCTACAGATAGAAGCGAAATACAATCTCTTACGTATAATGAAACTTTTATAGGTACAAATAAATATGCAATAGAATCAGATGGGGGATTTGATGGAGTTGATCCAGGAAGTAATGCTTCTGGGTACTTTGATCCATTTAATGATTTTTTATTTTACATGACGATTGGCACAATTCGAGTAATGAACGACAGCCAATTGTATATGGTTGCAACATCAAATAATGTTAACAACGGTTCTTTGCTTATTGTAGAAGATGAAGTAATGACATTAGCCTCAACAGCCGTAGCAACTACTCCTCTTGCTGATAATGCTCTTGTTGATACAGGCTTTACTCTTACTACAAGTCACGCCTGGGATAGTGGCGTGAATAAAACATTTCAAGTTACAACAAATATCGCAAATGTTATTAAAACAGGAGATACAATAAAAATAGGAACTCATACAACCACAACAATTACAATTGTTAGTGTAGGAACAACTTCATTTGTTGGGACTCCAAATGCTACATCTGGCGGTACGACTGGTAATATAAAGCTACGAAGTGTAGCCAGTGGCGAACACATGATTGCTATTGCAAGTAGACCAGCTTTATCCAAAGTTGCTCACGCTAATGGTACTTCTATTTCCAGAGAAAGAACGCATGATTATACCAGGTTAAAATTAGATGCAAATGCAAATTTTGGTAACAATTATTTAGATAGTAGTGGAAACTTTAACGGCTCTGCTTGGAAATTAAAAAGAAGAGATTATACTACGTATTCAACAAGATATGAAGGATCCAGCGGAGCATATGGCGGTAACAATATAGGCTTTATTGCTCCAAACAATTATGCAGACTTCAGTAGTAACATTACGGCTAACAGTTTATCGGGAAGTATTGTTTTCTTTGGGGAAAAATCAGTAGAAATTGAAGGTAATAGTGCATTTGATAATGATATTGGTGGTTGCTGGATAAAAACAACAGAATCGTTTGGTGCTTCTGATTTAGAGACAAAAGATCGACAAGCACAACTATTAGAAGGATTTAGTGTCGCAACAGCCCAGGGATCTACAACTCCTGGTGTGGGCTTTACAAAAGAAACCAATAAAATAACAATTACGTGCAGAGATTTTCGTTTAGAAGATTTAGGGGAAACACCAACGCAAACTATTTATAGTAATAGAGTAAATGGTCAATACGCAAGAGAACTTAAAGGAAGATTATTTTTAGGTAATGTGGTACTAAACCCCGAAGATAAAGCAGAAGAACACAGAGATTGGATTGCGTATAGTGAGCTAAATCAATTTGATACAGTACCAGTAGGAAACGTAATTACATTTGATGACAGAGAAGGTGGGGATATTACTGGCCTTGCTGTACTATTTAGTAGACTGGTTATATTTAAACCACAAGCTATATTTATTTTAAGTGTATCAGACTCAGCAAACCCAAATGGTTGGTCGGTTGTAGAATCAAAAAACAACATTGGAAATGTTGCACCTCAAGGAGTAGTTGAAGTACATGATAGTATATACTTTGTTTATCACGATGGTATTTACAGAATAGCCAGTAACATGGTCGCAAGTTCAACAGCAACGCCATCTGTAATGGATAAAATATCTGATAAAATAGATGATCAATTCTTACTGGCTACAGATAAAACAGCGATTAAAGGTATTTATGATCCCAGTAGACAAGAGATTATTTATAAGTGGATGGAAGGCTCAAATCAAAAAGTCTGGGCGTATAATTATGTAAGAGAAACCTGGCGTAAAATAGATGTAGGTACAGGCGTATTAGATATCTTAGCCTACGATGAAACAGGCATACCATTAGACTACGATAAAACCAGCAATAAAATCATCAAATTTGATACAGCGACAGCAAGTGTAGGTAAATGGAAAAGTAAGCGTTTTCCCCTTGATTTACACCGTAAAAGATTGCTTAGATACGGAACGGTGCAGTTTACAGGCAGTGATGATATTACGTATAATATTTATTTAGATGGTGCCACATCTGCATCCTTTACAAAAACAATTACCGCAAATGGCGGTATCAATAGATTTCCAATCAAACGTTATGCAAAGAAATTTGAAGTGGAAGTAGCTACAGCCAGTAGCACAAACGCATTAACCTTAGAAAGATTACAAATTGAAATGGAGTAACTCATGGATCCCGCAACATTAGCATTATTATTAAAAGGTGGATCTCAGGCAATACAGTCTGGATCTCGTCTTATGCGACCAAAATTCGGCAGTTCTGCGTATGGCAGACAGCTTAAACAAGTTAAACGAGATGGTGCATTATCTAAAGGACAAGAAACAGGCATTATTGGAAACGTATCCAGAACAGCCAGTAGGCAATCCGCAGTGGCAAATAAGCGGTATATGGGCGGTTTAATTAATAGGGGTATGCAAGGTAGTGTTTCCGCACAACGTGGTCTTAGAGAAGCTGAAGCAGATGTAAGAAGAACCGTAGCAGATACTGGTAGAGAAATGTTTCAAAATGAAGAAAGAGCAAAATCAGATGCTAAAATGCAATACGCCAGAGGATTAGATCAAGATAGAGCGGAGCGTAGACAGGCTGGTATAGGAATGCTTACTGCTGGTTTAAATACTGTAGCTGGATTAAGTGATCAAGCTCAACAACGTGCAGATAAATTAGAATTAGGGCAAAAAGAAAGTGAAGCATCAAAAACAAAAAGCTATGTTGATGCTGTTGCTAAATATGGACTTGGTAATACAAGAAATTATGTAACGCCTACAGGAGAAACAAGAACTACAGGCGGGTTAGATCCCAACTCACCAGGTGGTAGAATGAAATCAATTGAACAGTTAGAAGCTGATGCAAAATCAATAGATGGAAGTACTAAATCTGCCTTAGAGTATTTAGGAAAAGCTGAAACAAATGAAGATCACGCAGAAAGATTAAAACTTTTACAAAAATTATATCCACAACTATTTAAATAGAGGTTATCATGGCAAAGTTAGATGCTAAACAATTGCAAAAAGAATTTTCAGAAAGTCTGCCAAAACGTAAAGAAGCAAAGTATGCAAAAGATTTGCTTAAAGAAAAACGTAAAGCATTATTAGAAAGTGAAAAAAAGCAATTTAAAGAAGCTCAAAAAAAAGAATCGGAAACTGGAGCTGAAGCAGAATCTCGTTTATTAAAACAATTAAAAGAAACCAGAAGTAAAATATCGACTTCGGGTGGAGATGCGTTATACCCTGGAGATTTTCCAGATCCAGAAATACAAAAAATAAACCGTGAAACTGTTAGGGGAAATAAAGATGCAAGGGAATCTTATATGGCTTCAGAGGATTATAAAGCAACACAAATAGGTGAACGTGGTACACCAACAAGAATTGCAAATAAACGAATGGATATGATTAAAAGAGATTTAAATACATCTCAAGAAGCGACAAAAGCTGGAAGATCATTTTCTCAACAAGATCGAGTACGAGATGTTGAAGATAAAATACAAGAATTAAGAAAAACATTTAGTGGCAGTAGCATTGATCCAAAACGTGCAGATTATTTAATAAGAGAAGCGATAAAGAATTATATCACACAAAAATATGGCTATGGTGAATAATGGCTGATCCATTCACACCGCAAGAACTTTCACGAAATCTAATAGATGACCTATTAGAACAAGCAGATCGAGACTTAGAACTTGAACGTAAACGCCAAGAATCAATAATAACTTCTGAAGAACCAGAGGCGGTATTAAGTGGTTTAAGTAAAATAGAAAAACAAGTTGAGAATGAGCCAGAAGAAGTTCAGCGTTCTGTTTTAGATAAAGCGTATAACCCTGGATACTTTGATCGTGGAGTGCGTGGTGGCAATATTAGCAGACCTATGCAAGAGTATAGTCCTGTTAAAAATCAACAAGAAAAAAAGCAACCATTCTCAGAAACATTATACGAATCACTTGCATCTGGATCAGCACGGTTAGGGCACGGTTTAGCTACGGCTCCTGGATTCATTTATAGTTTAGCATCTTTACCACAAAAAGGATTAGCTAAAATACCTGGTTTAGAATTTATGGATGATGGCACCAGGGAAATGGAAGAGTATTTAATTAACAATCCAGTGGCAACATATTACAAGGAACAGGCAGATCATTACCGTGAAGAAAACACCAGATATGATCAAGGAATTACTGATTATATAAAAGAAGGTAATATTGTAGATGCGTTAGGGCTTACTGTTTCAAGTATTGTTGAATCTATTCCTGTAACTGCTTCCATTATGGCTGGTGGATATTATGGTTTAGCTCCTAAAGTAATGGTACCAATTGTTACTGCGGTAACTGGTGGTTCAAAAAATGCAACCTTGTTAGAAGAAATGCCAGAAATGGCTGATGATACTCGCATTTTAAATGCTTTAGTTGATGGTTTATCAGAAGGCGTATTTGAACAAATGGGATCTGCTGGTATTGGGCGTACACTTAAAAAAGTGCGTAGCGATCTTGCAAGAACTTTAGGGCGTAAAGAAGGTGATAAAGTATTAAAAGAAACAATAAAGAAAACATTCCAGGATAAATCAAGTAGATATATTGTACCAAAAGCAATGAATCAAGAAGGATGGGAAGAATTTGCTACTACAGTAATGCAAAATTTAAATGCACAATTAACTGGAGAAGATCCAGATCGTGAGCTTTTTGAAGGTGCTGTAGATAGTTATATTGTTGGTGCGGGATCTGGTGGTGCGTTATCTGCTCCTACAGCGATCCAGGTACGCGGTCAACGTAAACAATTAGAAGCACAGCAACAAGAAGCTGAAGAAATACAAAGCCGTGTTAATAATATTGAGACAGATCAAGATGTACGCAGACTTGCATCAGAATTAAATATTAAAGATCAACAAAAAGAAGGTACTGATTTTGTAGGAAAGCTAATTAATAAGGCAGAGTCAGAGTCTGGCGTTACAATAGAACGTGAATTTTTAGATCGTACAATGGCTGATGAAATCCAAGATGAAGAGCTAAGTGATGAACAAGTAAAGAAAATTTTAACAGATCACGGTATTAGTGAAGATGCAAACCCAGAGGATTTAATGGTTGTAGGGCGTACATCGGATGGTGTAATACGTATATCTACAGCGGGAACATCAGACCGTATGGCTGATGAATTTGTTGCGGTTAATGAAGAAATGTCTGAAGTGTTTTATAATGCAGAAGTAGAAAACAGAGGAGAGGAGTTTACAGATGAAATTAAAGAAGAAAGAAAAAATTTTTACGAAGCAACAGGAGAAACAGACAAAGGAGAAAGTGATCAAGAATGGTTCAGTTCAACGGCAGTACGCTTTGCGGTACAAGGAAAAGTCCATCAGTCCATTGGTGCCAGACTCCGAGATGTATTTGACCGCTTTGTTGCACAAGCTAAACTTATCCTTAGAGACTCCTTCAGATTACGTAAAGCAATTCGTGAAGGCAAGGTACCCGAATCTTTAATACAAAAATTAGAACAAGCTACTGATTTTAAAACGGTTGGTAAAAAAGCTGATCAAGCTAAAAAAGTTCAGCAAGTAGCAAAAATAGAAGGTCGTAAGGCAACTCCAGATGGTGGTGTTTCATACCGTATTAGTGAAGTAGGTAAAGTTGATCCTGTTGGTGTGTTTGTTATTGGTGCCGATATGGTAGCCAGGGATCTTGATGGTAAGTTAAATCCATTTGGCTTACGATATACTGAAAACTTTCAAGGATTTCAATTATCTAAAGCGGGGGCAACGAAATTAGTTAAAAACGGCAAAGAAGGTTTTAACACGGTTGCTGTTATTGCATACGATGATATTAAAGGTAGCCAGGTTGCTAATCCATCATTTCAAAACAGAGTAAAAGAAAAACTTACTAAGGTGATTGGTAAACGCAGATTAAATAAACTGTTAAAAGAAAATAATAACAATGTTCAAGTTATATCTGGTATTGTAAATAAAGAAATACAAGAAGCAAATAAAAACAAAGCAAAGAAAGATAAAAAAGAAAAAATTAATCTTACTGAAATTGCAAAAGATAACGCAGAGCCAGATTCACCACAATTAAGACGTAAAATTATTTATGTAGGTACATTAAAAGAAATTCGTACTGGTAAAGATCGGTTTGAAAAACACGATGTATATCCAGCAGAACAAATATTTGATACATTAGTAGAATTAAAAGAGCCAATACCAATTGATGATTTAATAGCGGATCTTCCCGATACAGATATGAGAAAAAAGAACTGGGGAATGCTGGTTACGCAAACAAATTTTATGATGACAGCCGATGAAAGCAATGTTACAAAACAATTAATGGAAATGGCTGATATAGGACAAGATGTTTTTACAGGCACACCTAACCCAGATTATCAATTTTTTAGCCGAGAAACTGAGACTATAACACCAGAAGAAGCTGTTGATCGCAGTGAGGGGGAAAGACAATTTAAAGCCAGGCAATTCGTATCACAGTTAGATGAAGAGTTAGGATTAGGTACAGCTACCAGAAGCTCTGTAGGTTTTACAGAAGAATACGGTGACGAGCCATCAATGGTTACCAGATTTTTTGGTAAACAAGATCCAGAAGTTTTAGAATATCGTGGAGCATTAACTGGATTGATGTTTGATCAAATTGATGTTACAACATTTATTGGTGATCCAGATGGAAAAGATTCTTTATTAAAAATAACAATACCTAAAACAGATCTTAAAACTTTAAAAGGTGCATTAACATTTTTAGGTGTACAAAATAAAACGATACGATCCAGAGGAAATAAGCAAGATATTTTATTGTGGAACTTTGGAGATATTGATGTTAACTTCATACACGCAATAGCGGAAAAGTATAATTATGAAAACTATTCAGAAGAAAATGGACAATTTAGATTTATCACAGATGAATCCAGCCGAGAGAAAGCTCGTGAAAGATTTACTGAAATTGTCCAAAACTACCAAAGTAAGACCAACAAAAGTCTCCCAAAGGCGTTCAATAAGTTCTTACCAGATTTCTTCAGCAGAAAAGTTGATAGAGACAAGCTCCAAAAACAGCTAAAAGCTAAACCCTCATTTAGAATTACCGAGATTGCTGAGAAGAGTGTAGTAACTCCATTAGCAAAAGTATACCAAGAGCAAAAAGGTAATAAAAAAAGCTACACTAAAAAAGACTTTGAGCAAGACTTAGCTAAGTTGGGCTA